GTGTCGTAGTGCTACTAAAAAACCGCCCCCCTTTGCTCGAATTGCATGAAACGCACAATGTCTGGAGATTCCAGTCCTCATCACTTCCACCGTGTTGTCTTGGAATGATGTGATCGACTGAATTGCCTTCCATGCCACACGCTTGGCAAGTGTGCCCGTCACGGTTCAAGATTCGTTGCCTTATCTTTCGCCATTGGCTAGTGCTTCCATTGTCTTTCAATGCGCTGCTCATCAATACCAATTCCTTTTGATGTGGAAAGCCCAAGCCTTGCATGGTGTTTGATAACGAACTGTTATGTATCTGATTGTTGCGTCCAATTGTCTAAACGGGTCAAGGTCACGATAATGCTTTGACCTCATCTGCCCTAACCCATAATGCGAACCATTGCGTGCAGTGTATGACCACCGTGATTCTTTTGAAATAATCTTGTTGAAGCACTGGAATTCCTTGTAATCAAGAATCCTCGAATGTGCATACAACTTCAAATGATCTATTGAATAATTAGCTGCATTTGCTTTGTGTATCGTTGTTGTCGAAGTAACCGCCAAAATGGCAATACTCGCCCATAAACGCTTTCTGCGCTTCAGCGAACTAACCGCGGTGGCGGTTCGCTTCTCGCGAAGAAATCGTATCGCGTATGTCAATGATTGAATAACTTTACGCATGGCGTTGGGCGTGTCCCACAACCTTTTTGCACCTGTGCATAACTTCTGTGGATAACTCATTGATGTCCCCAGCCTTGACCTTTGAAGGAAATGCCGAAAGTTGAGTACCTTCGGCTCATGTTTGCCCCGCAGCAGATTGGGCTTCTTTCGTCATGGATTGACTTATCCACTTCAACACGGATTTTGCACACCGTGCATTCAAACTCATAGATTGGCATTTGAATTCCTTATCTGTGCAACCCCCATGACTTCGCATTTGGTGCATTGAATCACTTCCACACCATTGGGAAGGTTGTCCGTTATTTTGTGAACCAGCTGCTTTGTTATCTTTTTGCATTTTCTGCACTCAAACTGGATTGTGTCCATAGTTGCTTCTCCGTAAATTCTCGATCGGCTGAAGGTTAATTTGTGTGACCCACCAATTTGGTTGCTTTGTGTGTCGGTATTTTGGACGTTTTGCCATAGCAATAGGAATCCAACCTGCAATGAAATAGTTTGGAGATTCACCAGTTACTAGAATTGCCACGTCGTTTGGTCGATCGTATTCGTGAACGACTAAATGTCCAGCAACGTACTTAGTCCAACGCACCTCGAAATGACTGCCAACGTCGGCTTTTGTTTTTCCCTTTTGTTCAAACGGGTCAAACTCAACACCTAAGTATTTTGCAACAACCCATTCGCTACCAATGCTTTGTGCGTCTTGGGCGATTAGATCGTGCAATGACTTATCTGTTGAATAACCGCCTTCACGGGTTTGCCAATAGTCGGTGTTGTTTTTGGCTAAATGAATTGCAGCGTCATGGCATGTAAATTCCTCTTGCCTTGTCAATTGCATTTTCATCTGCAACCCGCACAAAACCAGATTATTTTCTCATTGCGGTCATAGCCTTTTTGGTAGCCAAACGCGTCAAACTTTGTCAGTTTTGAGCACTTGTCGCATTGCTCGACTTTGTATTCGGCAACCACTTCACCGTTTTCAAACAATTTGGCGGTCATGTCTTGCGGATAAATAATTTCTATGAAGTCGCTCATACCTGTGGCTCCCATTTTCCACTTGAGCGTAGGACGTACCAACGCGGCGTGCATTGGGTTGCTTTTGTCCGTTCGGTGCAGAAATACCCGCCCCATGTTTTTGGTGCGCCGTCGTGTGATTGCTTCCAGATCATGTGACCGTGACTGCACTGCGGTGCTTCCTGCACCAATTCACCGCCCAATTGCTTGGCAATTTCGTCCATTGATGAACCTAACGACGGAATGCCAGATTGCTCGGCTTCAGCTGCGGTTTTGTAACTTGGCACGTCGCCAAACTTTGTCGTCCAGTAATCGGTCGAATCGGTGTTTGCGATCTTGGCTGGTGTGCGTTCGACCTGTTCCATGATTTCCTTTGTGCTTCGTTCCGCACCGCCCATGACCAATTGTTGAACGCGCATAATTGCACTGGTGACTGTGTCCTCGACGAACCAGCGTTTCATGTTGGGCTGGTAGGCGCCTTGATAACCGTAGGCGTAATCAATGCCCGCTGGTTGTTCGTCGGCTTGCTTACGAAACGCTTTTGCTTCAACCAAAACAAAACCCTTTTCGGCACTAAATTCCACAATGCGGGTTTCAATTCGACCATTTGGGTATGTTGCCAACCAGCGTTCCAGTCTTTCGCGTGAAGCCTCGTAATTATCCAAGAACCCCATTAGTTGACCGCCTTATTGCTCAAATGACGAACCATTGCCTTACGGCGTGCCATGCCTTCACGCTTGCCGTCTTTAAAGCCTTTTGCGTATCCCGCAGCGGCTGAAATGACCATGAGAATGATCGCTAGGACTAAACGTCCCAATGTTTCCGTATCCAATAAATCAAGTACCATTTTGAATTCTCCCGATTCTTGGCGGTAGGACTACCACCTGAACTCAGGGTGACGCATGAACAACGCGCGGTCAAGAACCTTGCGTGTTTGTCGGCGTGTCGATCGGCTTTGGCTTGGATTTCAGTCCATTGCCAGCAAGTACGCCGCCCAATGAACCAGTCAAAAAAATTGCCAGGGTTTTCAATAGATCGATAAAGGCTGCGTCGTTGGGTGCTTGCGCGCTCACTGGTTGTGTTACGAAAATCAATGCGTAAGTAATTCCCAGGGTGACAATTAAAAACACGGCAGCAAGGGTTGAACCAATTATCAAAATCAGCTGCGCGTGAATTTCTTCGGGTGACTTACGGCGTGCGGGTCTGTTTCGATTCAATTCCAAGTAAGTCGTCAGTGCATGTTCCAGTCGGGATACACGCGGGGGGTTGACATTCCGCTTTTGACCAGTTTTCGAATTCTTGGCATTCATAGCGCACCCAGCCCTGATAACCGCAAGCGGACATGGTTAGTGCAAGTGCCCAAACCAACCATGCCGCCGCGACCTTTCGGGCTACTTCCCCGTTAACCCGAAACTCTTATCTTGCGGGTTCAACCAGCGTAAAACCACTGGTGCAACCGCTGCAACACCTGCCATTGCAAGTGTCTTAGGGTCAGTCACTCCCGCCATGTAAAGCGCAAGTGCTGCTGCCATAAATGAGCGCGCCCATGACGCTGCTAGGGCTTTGGTTTTGTCCATTTTTTTGTCTCCTTCTTTGGTTTGTCTCCCGAAGTTGGAACTGTAACCGTTGGGAATTCGCCTTGATACGGAACGAATTTTGGAATTCCAAACCCGACGATTTCTTTTCCTGCACCGTATGACCGAACCTTCACCATGACCATTCCGCCATTGCGCTGGTCGCCTGTCCCGCTGGTATTGCCTTCGATCGTCAAGCATGTTTTAGTGTCAATTAGTCCTACGACAATTCCAATGTGTGAAATTCGGTCAACGCCGTCATGTGGAAAATCCATAAACGCCAAATAACCCAATTGCGGCATAGTTGACCAACGTTGAATCTCTTTAAATTTATGTGCGCCAACGGCAGTGCCAACGACTGAATGAATCTTGACACCTGCTTGCGCGGCACACCAATTGACAAAACTTCCACACCAGGGCAAACCGTCTGCCTTTGTGAATTTGCCGTACTTTGTGAGATTGTCGCCTTCCTCAATTGTCCCAACTTCAGCTGCTGCGACCTCGATCAATCGTGCATTTGTACCTAATGGGTAAGTCATTCGATAGTCCTTTCGGGCATTATCCAACGGCAAGTTTCTTCATCAAAACCAATTTGTTCTTCAGGTTCAGGCGCAATAAATGCGTCCCGTTCTTCGTCGTATTTGTATCCAACGCCAGCAAAATTCTTCCGAATGTTTCCGTTGTACGACGTGCGCTTGCACGCGTGACCATAAAAATTTGCATACCAAGTTTCGGTGTCTAATCCTTCAATTGTTTCAGTTTCTTCAATTCCTACGATTACTTGAATAACTGAATTGTTTTCATCTAAAAATGCGTAATGTGCCATTATGACCAACTCACGTTTCCAGTGCCAGCAGTAATTGTTGTAATTTTATTACCACCTGACGTCGTTGTTGAACCAGTCAAACCTGCACCAATTGAAATCGTTCGTGTGTTTGGATAGGAAAGAATGACAACACCTGAACCGCCTGTTCCACCATTTCCACCACCGCCGCCACCGCCGCCACCGCCGCCGCCTGTGTTTGCAGTGCCATTTGTTGCATTTCCTGACGTTGAACCAGCACCACCACCGCCCGTTCCCCCTGTTCCAGCAGTCTGACCAATAATGCCACCACCGCCGCCACCGCCATAAGAAACTGAAGAACCTGTAATGCTTACCGCAACGCCATTTCCAGCGTCACCGCCTTTGTTCGTAGTTGCTGCGCTACCTAATGCACCTGCACCGCCACCGCCTGCTGCTGGACCAACACCTGCTTGTGGAAAGTTATTACCGCCGTCATAGCCTTGATTGGCTGTTCCAGTGCCGCGAATTTTGCTGACCGCACCCGAACCACCGCCACCGCCGCCTGAACCGCCATTTGCGCCATCTTGTTCGTTAGAACCACCAGCACCACCACCTGTTGATGTAATGGTTGAAAAAACTGAATTGTTACCGTTGCTTCCATTGACTGTTGAAGTAACACCACCAGCACCACCAGCACCAATGGTGACTGTGTAATTAGTATTTGTCAGTAATGAAAGCGCGGTTTCTAAACTGCCACCGCCGCCTGTTGCAGTTACGGTTGATCGTAAGCCACCAGCACCGGCACCGCCGCCGTATGCGTACCCACCGCCACCGCCACCAGCGACAACCAAATAATCGCAGCTAAAAGAAACAATGCGCGGGTAATTTTGTGCTGCTGCAACACCAAGTAAAATCGGTGTCATTAGGCAATGTCACCGATCACGGTGAAGACATTTGAAGCAGTGCAGATAATCGACGCGGCTGAATAACGTGCGCGCAAAAGTGGCGCAGCAGCAGTCGCACCCGTCGAAGTAATCGTCACGCCCACACCTGCAACAACTGTTGTCAAACCGACACCAATTGATTGTAAATTGATAATTTCACCAGCCGCAAAAACTGACGGTGGCACTGTTACGGTCACGGCTGAAGCATTTGACGTTGTGACCAATTTGGCAGAATCGCTTGCAACAAAAGTGTAAGTCGTGCCTGTTTGGGCATTGAATGAAATCGTTGTGTCGTCTTGTTCGACCCATGTAAAATCCATGTTGGTGTTTGACGCTTTTGCCAAAACTTGACCTGTTGTGCCGCCTTTAAGATCAGCCAATGACGTGTCCACCGCTTGACCGAAAACTTCAAAATCGGCTGGTAGATCGGTTACCAAGTCCGTGGACGTTGGCATTTGCCACCCGAAGTTGCTTGTTGGGTTTGTCATGTTTTCTCCTTATCAGGCAACAATTGTTGCACTTTCCCAGTCAAGTGTCGGCGACACGCTTGTCCATGTTTCGGTAATTGGTACGTCATTCCAGCGCATTGCCTGCAATGAGTAAGCCAACGGCGTCAACAAAAGGGTCACCGAAAGTTGATTGTAAGACGCTTGAAACGACCAGCCCTCGACAAATCCTTGAAACGTACCTGACGCCATGTTCAACGGCAGATTGTTTAGGGAAATTGCCTCACCCATAAAAATGCCCAAAAGATTGTCGCGGTCTGCGTCGTCTATTTCAGGATTGGTCAGGTCAAAGGTTATTTCGCTAAAAATTGGTTGCGGTTGAGCGCGCAGCGAAAGGTAAAAGTTTGCTTGGGCAGTTGCGTCAGCTGCATTGTGAAGCGTTGTCTCGATTATCTGCGCCAATGTGCCAAATTGTGCAATTGAATTGGCGTCACTTGCAGATCGTTCGCTGCTACTGGTTGCGCCGTATTTTATAGTTAAAGAATTGCGAACGTCGCCTACACGAGTTTCAATACGCAAGCCAGCGGCGCGCGCGTGATTAGCGTCAAGATCGACGTAACCATTGGCTGATAAGTAAACGGTTCGGTGCGTAGAATCGGCATAACCAATGCGCCCTAAACTGTCTTCATAAATGTACCCAAGCCCTGAAGTTGCTAACGCTGAAACCAATGAATAAACGTCAATTCTTTCGGACGATCTAGCCGCCAATTCATAATTGCCTGGACGATCAATCTCACCCAAACCATTATTTTCAGCCGTTGCCCAAGTTGTTCCCGCTGGTGTGTAAGTCCCCCACGTAACTCCACCCGCGACTTCAGCCCAAGAATTGAACAAAACTTCGCTCAAAATCTCATAAATTTGATCGCCGTCAAATTCTTTGGAAAGCACACCATTTGTCAATGATTTTGGCAAACGTGCCAATGCGCCTAGCGCGGTGATCGAATAAGTTTGCGTAAAAGTTGTTGAACCTATGTCGCGCACTTCCAAACCAATGTCCACCACGTTGCCACCAAAAATTGAAACAAAGGCGTTTGATGTGTCTTTTATTTGAACCGAAATTGTTGAGTTGATAGAAACGGGAATTGCGGCTTGCGAAATGTCGATCAATTGAAGGTTGACATAGCCCGCCTGTGCTTGTTCATAGATGTTTGTTCGACCGCTTCGAATAGTCAGGTTTGCCAAAACTGCGTCAGTGTATTCGACGCCGTCAATTGTTATTTTCCAAACTGGATTCCATTGCGTCATGCGACACCCTGAATGTTAGACCCGCCACCCGTCCCGCGATAGTAAGAATTGTTTAATGTGTCAACGATTGTGCGGGCAGTACCTTCCTTGTCCACTGCGCCATTGACTGTGATGTTGATTGTCGGTGACTGTGACGCTGCCAGAATACCGCTTAAAGTATTGGTATTGGCACCTGAAGTACCAAATGCAAATGGTGTATTTGAAGCGTTTTCAATGCCAGCCAGTGTTGTCGTACCACTGGTGAAATTATCAAATGCCCCAGCAATGTCTGTGATTGCTTTTTCAGCTTTTTTTGTAATGGTTGTGATTGTGCCAGTACTTGTGCCAGTAGTTGTGCCAGTAGTTGTGCCAGTAGTTGTGCCAGCCAATAAAAGTTTATCCGCGGCTGCTTTTCGAGCGTCTTCAACTTTCTGTGCCTCAGCAATAAGTTTCAATTCGGCTGGTGTATAGGGTTTTCCTGATTCTGGACTAAAACCTGACGCAAAAGGTATTGCGCCAGTTGATAAACCTAGTCCAGAAGTTGAAACGTCGCCTGTGCCCGCCAATGCGTTAGCAGCTGATAAAACGCCCGCAGCAAGTGCAACCGCGCCAACGCCCAACAATGGGTTTAGAGCAAAAGCCGAAGCAACACCAGCAACTATCGCTGAAGCCTTTAAGAAATTGTATGCCTTTATTAAACTCGTGATTAAAACAATTGTGGCTTGAACAGCAGCGGCAATTTTGGAAACAACAAAAACTGTTGCTAAAATGCCTGCCAAGATAATTAGTTCGTCTTTAAGCGACACAACTGTTTTAATAACTGATTTAACCCGTTCACCCCAAGCCCGCGCCGACTGTTCTGATTCGGTCAAACTTTCGTTGACGCCGTCTGCACCAGTTAAGCCATTTGCAAATTCTTTAATTAACGGAATAATGTTTTCGGAAAACGCAGTCGCCAATTCAAGCACAATTGGTAGCAATGCTTCACCAATGATAAGTTTTGTGTTTTCTAACTCAGCACTTAGAATTTTGGTCTGATTGGCTAGACCGTCCGACGTGCGCGCAAAATCTCCCTGCGCGGCGGTGGTCTGTTCGTAAATAACCTTTTGAGCAGCCAAAACCTTTTGTTGCGGTGTAAGCGCATTTTTGGTCGTGCTAATCAAGCCTAATTCAAGGGCTGCATTTTTGAGCGTTGCGTCGTCAAGCAAAACACCAAATCGCCGCAACGGTTCGGCTTCGCCACGAAGGGCTGAACCAATGGCGTTGATTGCTTCGTCTTGACTAACGTTGTTAAAGGAAGCAAGATCGGCAGCTAAGGAAACGAAACCAGTTGAAAATTCGGTAAGTGCAACGCCGCTAAGACCCGCAGACTTACCAAAAATAGCAAAATTGGCAGCGGCGTCCAATGCCTGTTGTTTTGTTTGTCCTAAAGACTGGGCAGCACCGTCGGCGAATTTTTCAATTTCTAGAGCAGAATCGCCAAATAAGACGCCGACTTTTGAAATAGTTTCGCCAAGATCGGAAGCCGCTTTGATTGAATCAATTGCAATTTTGCCAGCAAATGCCACCGCAGCAGCCGTCGCAACCTTGAACGCAGTAGTAATTTTGTCACTGAAGCCTTGCAATTTTCCAGTAAAACTAGAAACGTCTTGCTCACCAGTTTTTAAAGATTTGTTAAGTTTGTCAACGTCTGCCAAAATGGAAAGTTTAAGGGTGCGACTTCGATCAGCCATTAGTTAAACTCCTTAACTATTTCGTCAAACGATTGTTCCCAGCGTTTTACGATTTCAGGCTGCACGCTTCGAAGCGTTGGATAAATAAACCAACCCCTTGAACCGCGACCTTCACGACCTGACCAAACTGGGAATTGCTTATAGCGGTTTGAACCGAATTCATAACCGCCCCACAATTGCTGCGTTGTGCCACCGCCGCTTAACTTCTGACTAGCAAAACCAAAAGAGATTTCACCAATTTTTGAAGATTTTGAAACTTTTGAACCCTGTGCAATTTTTGGCGCAACCCTATTTTTAGAATTTGACGCTGCACTAATAATTTTGCCACGAACAAAATCAGCAAGTTTTGAAGTTTGCGTTCGGGCTTGGTTAGTGGCTTCCTCGTCCATTGCTTTGAAAGAACGGAGAATGGCGCGCAATTCTGCTTTGTCATAACTGATTGCTTCAGTTGCCATTTCTCCGCCTCTCCAGAATTTCAATAACCGTCAGAATGTCCTCGGCACTTTCGAAGTCATTTGGGTGTAGCCCTGTTTGCAAGGCTACTTCCCAAATTATTCTGCTGAGACTTCCGACTGGGTAACTTTTGGGTTTGCTTCACCGACACTCACGTCAGCAATGGTTTCAGTCCAAACGTCTAACGTTTTGATTGGCTTACCAGCTGCTTCACGCTTCATTGCATAGTAAGCAAGGAAAACAAGATCAGAAATTCCAATTTTGTCTTGCGCTTGCGCAATGGTGTTGCCTGTGTGCTTTTCCCAACGAACCCACTCAGGGGGAGCAGCAACAAACGTTGCTTGCTCTCCACTGGTGAACTCGATCGTAATTGGTAGTTTCATTTTATCTCCCGATTGTTTGTGTTAAAACGCTTCGGCTGGAATGCCGATAACGGTGAACGATAGTGACACGGTTTGCGCGTCTGGTGCAGTACCGCCCGCGCTTGGGAATGCTGGCAGAATTTGGAAAGTAAATGTCGCACCGCTCGTTGCAGTTAAGACTGTTGAAATTCCTGTGTTTGGTGCTGATTCAGTTGCGTTCCATAGACCTTCGCACAATGAACCAGTCGCGCCCCAGTCTGCAAGCATTTCGACGTCAAATGTGAACTGGTCATCAATGTGACGGTAAACCTTGCCGTCTAAAGTTTGGTACGTTTCAATAGTTGGGCTATTGGATAGGATTGCGCTTGTTGCTTGGGCGTCGTAATTATTGCCACCAATAGTAAAGGTGACGTCGCGCCCAGTTATTACTGTTGTTGGCATTTTTACTCCTTATGTCGTTTGTGTGTAATACGTTGAAACGTTAATGTCTGCGACGAGCATTGGTGATTGACCTACTTCAAGCACCGTCGGCTTCTCAACGACGCCGACAACGTATCCTGCGGGCATTGCCGCAAGAATTCCCATGATTAGTTTTTCCAGATTGTCTAATGACCCAGCGTTGCTATTTGAAGCAACAATTGCGGTAATTGCAAAATTAATTTTGACTTTTGTTTGTGCTTTACCTAGCAAAACAACTTCCATGTACGGCGAATCTGGAACGACCACGATTGCGGGTGGAATTGGTGCTTCTGGCACGCTCGGATAAATGTTTGCAGCAAGGGCGCTGAACGCGTTGGCTAAGGCTGCGCGTGTATCGGAAACGGCGTTGGCTGGCATTTATTGGACGACCGTCTCAACGTCTAAAAATGGCATAAGCAACGTCGAAACGCGATTGGTTAAACTGCGTCCCATTCGGTACGGCGTTGAAGCAAAATCGACGCCTTGAATCTCGCCGCCTGCTGCAACGCGTGATTGGAAAACCTCAACGCTAACTGCAAGCACGGCTGATTCGATTGGCGCACTGTTGGCATAGATTTCAGCTGCTGAATAACCTGAAAGTGTTGCCGTGCCTGTTGGAATAATGTCACGCAATGTCACGTTCGCGCTGGTTATTGCTGCGGTAAAATGAAATTCTTTCACATCAACGACTGTGACGGTTGCTGAAAATGGTGCGGGTAATCCAGCAACGACCACTGATTGACCCGCAACGAAATGATGTGCGCGTTGCGTGTAATACGTCGCGACGTTTGATTCTAGTTTGTAAGCGTTAATTGCTGAAGTGTTTGCAACCAGCATTGGCAAAATGACCGCTTCTGCGGTGTTGATAATTTCGTCTAAATAACTGTCTGGATAAAGTGAAACGGAAACGCCAAGCACGCTGCGCAATTGCGCCGTTGACACAATACTTGGCATT